AAGGTATGGTTAAAATAGTCGATCATTTACTTTGTGAATACGCTAGAAAACAACAATGGATAACCAACTCCATACCCAATAAACAATTCACCTGGTCCCAAGAGGATACCGGCTCCGCAAAAGGAACAAGCTGCTACTATGTATTTTCAGAGAATAGATGGCAACAAACCCTATTTAAAAATATCTACCACCTATATATCGATATATGCAGTCCCTATATCCAAAGCGTCAATGTAAACCATCTATTCGAGAACCAACTTGAAAGAGAATTTCAATCTTTCTACGAACGACGAAACCCTTTTAAAATGTCTATGGATAGAGAAGAAACCCTGATGGTTACCAAAAATGGACTATGCCTCAAAATAGATCCAAGAGATAAAGAAAATCTAGTGGAAATAAAAGGTAAAATCAAACCATCAGACTATACCACAGAGACGCTCAATATCAATATAAACGAAGATAATATCAAAGATGTCCTCAATCAAGACCCAATGCACCTCTTTAATAAAGGTCTCGATATACACCATTTTAGACGAATACTAAACCTAACCCTAAAACACCAGGACCAAATAGAATCCGTACTTACCTCACTGGCATATCCCCTGCTAAACCTAAGCAATAAATCAATCCATAAAAAGAAAATCTTTTATAACTACGGCAGACCACATACAGGTAAAAGTTTCGTCCAAAGCCTCACTATCGAACTATTCCCAAATTCAGTAGTAAACCTATCTAACGAGCAGATATTCGGCGCTGATTCACAATTCGCACTACACCTAATCTTTACTTCCCGATTTATTTACATTAACGAAGCACAAGATAGCAGACTACCCAAAAAGGGTATCGGTATGCTCAATGCACTCGCCTCACGAGACCACATTACCGCAGATAGAAAACACCAAAAACATATCGAAGGAAATAATTACGGAGTAGTTCACTACTGGTCAAACATACCGCCACCACAAACCGCAAGTCCAGCATTCCAAAAAAGATTGCATATATCCCGATGGGAACATGACTTCGATGCCAAAATAGAAGAGAATAAAAAGAATATAGAACTACCTGAAATGATAGAAAAAGAAGGCGAATCAATCGTGCTCCTACTACTATCCTTCGTCAATAAATTCCTTAAAACAAAGGAAATACCAGAGTCAAAAATTCACGCAGACGAAATGCGAGAACTCATCAGCTCAAACGATGGACCAATGGGACAATGGTACGAAGTATGTAAGCAAACAGGTCTAGAACAAACACCACAACCAATTCAAAAACTATATGATAATTACCAAACTTTCGTTAAAGTCCAAAAAAATAAACATAAAGCATATTGGGAACTAAAAGCAATAAGACATTACCAAAGCATAGGAGAAAATATAAAAGGAATGGTAACGCTCAAACATATTCAAAATGTTATAGATATTACCAGAGTAAGTACCATGCCTATTAATGAACTCAAAACATACCTATACAATAAGGGACACGACAAATCAATAAACGATTATAATGTCGTATTCTATAATACCTACCCCATGCCAAACCTGAACGCACTATTTAACGATCCCGAAGATGTCTTACCCGATTCAGATACGCCAAACCCAATAGAAAATTCGCTCAACATACCCTATAATGATGGGGATGCACTGAACAACAGAGAATGGTAAGATGACTTACAAATACCCAATAAGACTATCTGAAAAATATACATACAAAATAAAATGCCCTGTATGTAATGGAGGTCAAGGAGACGATAGAACTAAAAAAACCTTTAAACCCTATAAAGATGTTCATAGTGGACAATTATACCCCTATCAATTTGGTAGATGCGACCGACAAAAATGCTCTGCCAATCAGGGCGTATTCCCAGACAAGGAAGCGAGATTTGAAATGTGGCAAAAACTGGGATATATAACCAACTCACAGACAACCCAAGAACCAACAATCAAAAAGTGGAAAGACCATAAATTCTATAAAAAACCTATGGCAGTAGTATATACCAAAGAACGACAAAATATCTATATCGATAAACAAGACTACCTCAAATGCTCCATACCTATACCAGAACAACAACAATTCATAACCTTCCTTAAATCATACTTCCCTGAAACAAAAATAAGGAAAACCCTTAAAATCTACGGAGTACGAAGCCTCAAATCAAACCCCAATATACTTTGTTATCCTTTCGTAGATCCCAAAAAGCAAATACACGATATCCAATGCACACAGCACGATAATGGCAAAAAAAATACCAGAATCCATCCCCTTTGGATTCACTACGATACCAACTTCAAACAAATCAGATCCCCCCAGTGGATAAACGATTTTAAAAAACAATCAGAATCATCACCTCGAATTATGACCATGTTCGGAGCTCACCTACTAAACGATACCGAAAACACCATCGTCATAACCGAAGGAGCAAAAACTGCAATTCTGGGCAAATTGGTACGACCAGATATTACATGGGTAGCTACAAGCAGCTCCCAACTATGCCATAACCGATTTAGATCCATAGAACAACAATGCCAAGATAGATATGTCCTACTGATACCCGATAGCGGGGCATACGATAAATGGTACAACGCCACCATAGAAATAAACCACCTATACTTCCCCAATACCAATAATTGCCTATGTATCGATATAATGGAAGCCTATAAACCCAATACCGATATAGGAGACCTCATTATAGAAAATAAAGCCAAAACAATAAAACTTCTAAAAAACATTATACCAAAGAATTAAGGTAAATTTGCCTTATTATGGCAGATATACCAAATCCAAGCCCAGCATTAACTAAATGGCAGGAACAAGGATACCCTATTTCAGACCTCATTATGCAGCTGACAGAAGCGGAAATGCACTGGGCTAAAAATAACCCAGACATACCTTTCGGAGCACGGAGACTAATACAAGATTTACTCAACCCAGAAACTACCTACTCCGAAGTAATGAAAACATTATACCAGTATAACCTGATACTAAACCATCAAGGTAAACTCAAAAAAGCAAAACCGCAAGACGACGAAACAGAACTAACCGAATACACCGAGATAGATAAGCAAATCATCTCAAAAACAATCGAACTGCTCAATGATAAAAAACAATTCGCACTACCACAAAAACCTAATAGCAGACTTAAATACCTGAAAGTAATTACCCCTGATGTCAGTAATAAACAAGACATTTAAGGATCCCCTCCACCAAACCCTCTCCCAAAACTTCATCATGTTTGCACAACAAGCATTTAGAGAGAAATGGGGACATAACTTCGAAGTGAAAAACTTCCATAAAGAAGTATTCGCAGTAATGCAAATGGTTTACAATGGCAAAATACAACGCCTAATAATCAATATACCACCACGACATGGCAAAAGCGAAATCGTAGCACTATTCCAAGCATACATATTCTTTAATAACCCAACAGCAAAAAATATGCTCATATGCTACGCCTCAGACCTCCAAAGTGAAAAGAACGCGCTTATTCAATCATACGTCCAAACACCAATGTTTGAAAAATACTCCGAAACAAGAGTATCCAAAAGACGAAAAGGACTACTACGATGGGAAACACAACAAGGAGGAATACAATTTTCAGCAACAATCAATGGTAAAATACTGGGAGCAGGAGCTGGGGACATGAGAGCAAAAGGAGCTCAAGGAGGTCTCATAGTAATAGACGATCCCAATAAAGCATCAGAAATGCACCATACCAATTACCGAGAAGGAATAATAGATATATTCAACAATACCATATCAACAAGAGGAAATTCAGAAAAAACACCAATAGTAATCATACAACAACGACTACATGAAGACGACCTCACAGGATGGCTACTTAGCGGAGGGGATGGGAATGTATGGCACCAAATAAAAGTCCCCGTATATAACGATGCCAGAACAAATACCATATTCCCCGAAAAAGTATCCCTAAAAGGGGCAGAAATAAAAGAACGAGCAAACCCGACAACCTTCGCAGGACAATACCTCCAAGAACCACAACAAGTAGAAGGAGGTATCATCAAACGGCCCTGGTTCCACCTCATCACACCAGACCAAATACCGGAAACCTTCGATGTGCATATGTGGGTAGACGGAGCATATACCGCAAAACAAAAAAACGATCCATCAGGTATAATAATAACAACCTACGACCATAAAAAAGGAAACCTCTATATCATACACGGAGAAAAAGCACGACTGGAAATGCCCCAGCTGATACAACGAATAAAAAAATTAAAGGAAATCTTTAATGTCAAAATAGTATTCGTAGAACCAAAAGCATCAGGTAAAACACTTGTCCAACTACTCAAAGATAAAGCACTAACCTCAATAGAAATAAAATCAAAATACTCCATATCCGAAAAAAATGTGAAAGCAAACGATATTTCCGCATATATAGAAGGAGGTCGAGTATTCCTCAAAAAAGGACCCTGGAATAAAGAATACCTACACGAAATGGCAGTCTTCCCAAACGGACGACACGACGACTATATGGATTGTACCTTCTACGCAATAGAAAGATATATGATGAAAAAACGAAGCGTATGGGGATTTAGTACAATATAAAAATTGATTATATTAAGACCTCAAAATTATTTTTCAGCAAATGAAACAACAAAAAACATTGCTCCAAAAAATCGGACTCGGGAATCTGATCAAGAAAAAATTACCTGAAACGGAAAAATACCCGGAACGATACCAAGCAATACACTTCCAAAACCTATACCAACTATCACTACGAGAACTCGAACAATTCGATATCATCAAAGAAGGATACCAAAAATGTCCAACCGTCTATGCCATCAATAAACTAATACGAGACGCAACCAAACTCGTCAAATGGAAAGTAACCGACCAAAATGGAACAAAATGCCAAGTACCACTACTGAACCAAAGCGTCAATGGCAATAAACCACTACTCGAAAAACCAAATACCAATACGACCTGGAATAGATTTATACAATATAGCGTAGACCAACTACTACTAACAGGAAACCTATTTATCACAGGAGAAAAAGGAACAGGACTACTCAAAAATCAACTGGGATATATATACTCACTGCCCTCACGACAAGTAGAAATAGACGGAACACCATACGCAATAACAAAATACAACGTCACACAAGGAATGTATAAATCAACCTCCGTATCTATACCAGCAGCCTATGTATGCCATATCCAATTCCCAAACCCCGATTCCGTAGATATACTACAATCACTATACGGACAATCACCCTATAAAGCAGTGTTCCGATCTATAATGACAGTCAACGAATCAATCGATATGGGAAATATAATGCTCAAAAATAAAGGTAGCTCAAAAATACTATTCCCAAATAACGAAGAAGGACAAATAGACGAAACACAAACAAAAAACCTCAAAGATGTAATCAACCAAAGTACACAAGGAATAGAAAATGTCGGAAGCCTCGCACTATCCAATACAAGATTGGGAATAGTCGACGTCTCCATAGATCCGCAAAAAGCATTAATGCTCGACCAAAGAGCAAAAGCAGAAGCGGAAATTTGTAACGCACTCGGAGTACCACTGCAATTAATAGGACAACATATAAGAGGAATCTATACCGAAAAAGAAGCACAAGCACTACTATGGCGAAACGCCGTAATCCCCATACTAACCGAAATAACAGACGGACTAAACCAATGGCTAATCCCAACATACGGAAACCAGTATAAACTCCAATTCGATACCAACCATATAACCGCACTAGCACAAGATAGAATCTCACTATCAAAATCAATCGCACAAATGACAGGTATAATAACTACAAACGAAGCACGAGAACTAATGGGATACCCCCCTATAACAAACGGAGACGAACTGATTAGCGATAACTCCTTCACAACATTACCAACAAATAATAACGATAACCCAGATACCAATGAAATAGAACTGGAATACCAAGACCAATATAATACCCTCAATAGATAAAATAATACATGAAACGAGAATGGTACACAGAATGGATCAACTCCATCATAAAACCAATGGAAACAGATATGCTCATAAGCATAATACCACTATTCCTGCACTCAAATAAAAATATACTGCAACTACTAACCAATGGAATACTACCATCAGAAATACGCAGACGACAAACATTTTCAAACAACCTCATCAACCCCCTAAATGATAACCTCTACCAAAAATTAATCAATAATGAAAATGGATATAAAATAACCCCACAAGCACTAACCAATACAATAACCCCCATATATGAAAAACACGGAAATAAAATACTGCAATACCAAGCCGATAAATACAACTTCAATAACCAATATAAAGTAAATAAAACCATAGCAAACAAACTGGCTACCGACTTCATAGCAAAACAATACCCCCAAATAGAACAAGCACAACTGAATAACCTAAATAATATAGAATCCAGAATATCAAACGGATTTAAATCACAAACAGAAGAAAATGACTACATAACCAAACTATCACAAAACCAATCAAAAAAATTCGTCATCATAGCATCAAATAATGTCGCAAATAAATTGCTCATTGTACAAATGAAAACAACCTACCCAACTTATAGAATAAGAAAAGGATGGATCTCACGAAAAGATGCAAGAGTAAGACCAGCACATAAACTCGCAGACAAACAATATAAAGCAAAAAAAAACCTAATCAATATAGATGATAATTTTACCGTAGGAGGAGAATCACTGCCATACCCAACAGGAGGAACAAAACCTGAAAATAATATCAACTGCCGATGCGTTATAGGATTCCTATTCAATGAAAAAGAAAATGAAATACCAACCTCATAATAAGCCCATAAATCGTATTTAAACAACAAACAATAAAAAAACATAGTAATACCACACTTACCTATAACCTTTCGTTAAATCGCATTTAAACACTATTACAAGCGATTTTGTATAATATAAAACCCCCAAGTACACAGATATAGCAAAATTCTTGTACTGCACCATGCCATTTTTCAAAGGGCACCTGCAAATCTGTAAGTCCGATACACCTGTAAGCCATCAGCAATCCCGCCCGTATCAATGGCATAAATTCAATGCCACATAACAAAACCTAATGCCAAAAACCTACGGAAATGCTCCATGAGCTGCAATAGAACGGATACACTGAAATAATCCCAAAATAACCATTACCTTAAAATTACCATTGCAAAAGTATCGTCTTAAAGTACTGAATATCAATTAGTTAAGTCATAAAAATAATTTCTATTTAACATAATGTAAATTATCGTTCAAGTATCCCTAAGTCATTGATAGACAGGCAGTTACATACTTTACATTATATTATATACGAAAAAATTAGGTTACATGGATACAATTTACAAACTGAAAATAAAAAGTTACATGACAGGTAAAATGACAGGAAACCAACAAAAAAAATACAACCAACAATGCCATCTATTCCACCTAATGCCAGACAATAAAACCCAGTAAGCAGAAGCCCCAGGTACAGGAGTAAGGAATTTAGTAATTTTGGCAGTGTAATTCCGTTTAGTAGAATTTATGTATAATATCAATTAATGGAAAGTTTAAGGGATCATAAATCTTTTACAATAACATTAGACAAGTATCATACTGATAGGTTACGGAGGATCACTAAATTTTACAACATTAGTGATGTTGCTTTTGTCAGGACTGCTTTGGATGCTTTTGGTTCTACTGATGAGGAATTTGAGAAGAGTTTAGATTATCCTCCTTTTTCTATTCGTCGTATTCCTCTTACTAGGGGGCAGAAGCAATATCTTCGGAAGCGTGGGCTTCGGTAGTTTTTTTACTTTTTTTTTAATAATACGCCACATATACAATAAACTGCCCAAAAACGCAGTTTACAAAAAAAATATATTTATACTTTATTCTCTAATCTATTCTATACCTAACTTTTATTAGGGATAGAATGGATTACACTCCGTAGTAGAAGAATATTTTTTTGTGGTATCATTTAGTTACATACTTTGGTATTTATGTTTATAACAAATTGATTTATAATCAGTTAGCATTAATACTTATTTATTATAGATTGCGAAAGTATGTATTTAAGTAAGCAAAAGAGAAAAAGTTGCTGTTGCTTGGTACGCTACAATTTAAATAAAAGTGCAATTATTTAAAAAAATTTTCAAATACTTCGTTTTTTTATATAAGTTTACTATATTTGCAATGTCGAATTTTAAATTATTCTAATGACATATTCATTAAAGGAGTTTACTTCTACTCCTACAACAACAAGGAAGTCATATTTTAAAGGCATGTCTTCATACAGGCAGGGTAATAGTGGTAGGTATAATATAGAGGTATAATGAGAAAGGAATTACTAAAATTAATGGACTTACAGGGGCAGTCGGTTTTACTTGGCAAGAAGGCTTTTGATAGTATAGGG